TTCTCCTTGGCAGCATTCTTCTATAACCAAGTGGCAAACGGCGCATTGCACATGACCATGCACCTCGATAGGTCGCATCTGTGTCTGGCATCTAGGACACAAGCCATCTTTTATGTTCTTTTGCATTGAACCGTCACCGATAGAAATATTCATTTTTTCTTATTCTTGCTGCCTTTTGGCCTACCTCTTCCACGCTTTTTTTTCTTTGGTTTTTCCTCTTGGAAACAAGCTGGAAAAAATATCCTCATAAATTTGCTGAACATACTATGCCCTCCTAGTGTTACCCCACTGAGCCTATGCCAAGTGAGTCATTTTTAAATGTATCACGATACTCTTTATTAACCATACGCTTTATTTGCTGGCTAATATTTCTATCTTCTTCCTCACAAATCTTGCGTAATTTGTTGTAGGTGGTAAGATCTATACCTACAGATTTCCATCGTTTATTATCTTTTTCCATATTGAAAGCACCATAAAATGCCAAGGTTCAACAAATTTTACCAAAAAAATAAATTCAATGCAAAGAAAACTGAATGCCTGGGAATATTATTTGACAGCAAATGGGAGGCTGAACGATATGGACAGTTAATCATGTTGCAGCGTGCTAATCATATTCGTGACTTAAAAACACAAGTTAGATTTGACATTATAATTAATGAGCAAAAGGTTTGTGCTTACATAGCTGACTTTACTTATTACGAAATAAATCAAGATGGCTCTGAGGAGTTTGTTGTTGAAGATGCCAAAGGTTTAGAAACTGGCGTCTTTCGTTTAAAAAAGAAGCTAATGAAAATAGTGAACGACATAGAGATAAAGATTTCTAAAAAAAAATAACGATTATTTCTTGACAGTAGGCTATCTACTTCCTAGATTAGGCTTCTAAACACTATCTATCTATGGAGCTTAATATGACAGATAAATCATCTGTGATCGATAATTCGTTACACTCCGCATCTCTGCCTGAGCTTTCAGATTTAAAGAAAGTTCTAGAAGAACAGATTTCAGCGGCTCAACAAAAAATGAAATTACTTAAAAGCGAACTTGAAGGTCGTTACCTGGAGCGGGCGCAGAATAAATTGCGTCAGGATGGTAAGGACTTTGGTGCTGTGACCGTTGAGGACAATGGCTTTAAGATTAAGGTCAACATCAAGAAAAAGGTCGAATGGGAACCAGGTATGGTTATCAAGGCTTTGAACGCAATGGATGAAGAGACTGCCAAGCATTACTGCAAAGTCACTTACACAATTCCAGAAGCAAAGTTCAACGCTGCACCACCAATTATTAAAGCGATGTTGAGTGAAGCTAGAACCGTTCATCTTCAAGGTGTCAGTGTAGATATTGAAGGGGGTGATGATGCTTAACATTATATCAGCAGAACAGCGATTAGCTGAAAAGAAAGGCCACAAGTTAGTTGTTTGTGGTCAGTCTGGGGTGGGCAAGACTTCTCTTGCCCGAACCCTCGACCCTTCCAAGACATTGTTCATGGATTTAGAGGCAGGTGATGCGGCTATTGAAGGTGTAGCTATTGACGTTATCCGTCCTAGAACTTGGCAAGAATGCCGTGATTTTGCAGTATTTCTTGGTGGCCCCAATCCTTCTTTAGGTGATGAGGCAACATACAGCCAAATGCATTATGATTATGTGTGTCAAACTTATGGTGATCCAGCAGATGTTTTATCTAAGTATGACACCATTTTTGTAGACTCAATTACGGTGGCGGCTAGACTTTGTTTTGTATATTGCCAAAACCAGCCCGAATGTAGATCAGAACGAACTGGCAAATTAGATACCAGAGCGGCCTACGGTATGCAGGGCAGGGAAATGATGGGATGGCTATCTCATTTGCAGCATATTAGAGATAAAAATGTTGTGTTTGTCGGTATTCTTGACCAAAGAATAGATGACTATGGGCGCGAAACTTTTGAACTTCAACTTGAAGGCGCCAAGACTAGCCGTGAATTACCTGGCATTGTGGATGAAGTTATTACGATGGCTGTGATGTCAGATGATAACGGCAACCCTTATCGGGCTTTTGTTTGCCAAACTTTAAATCAATGGGGCTATCCAGCGAAAGATAGGTCTGGCAGACTAGAACTTCTGGAAGAGCCACATTTAGGCAAGCTTCTAGAAAAAATGAGCAATGGCGTTCCTCAAAACGAACGCACTATGAACTTTGTGAAACCTACTAATGAAGTGGAGAATGTAGAAAATGCTTAATTTAAATCAAATTGAAACCGCCGAAGAACAGAAGCCTCTGGAACTTATTCCTGACAAAACATCTGTTGTTGCAATTATTAATCTTCTTGGCGGTGATGAAGAGATGTCTGAGTTTGGTCAAGGCATGTTGTTCAAGAAGTCTATGTCTAGTAGCGCTGTGTATTGCCCAATGGAGTTTACTATTATCGGGGGCAATCACGATAAGAGGCGTGTTTGGCACAACTTATTTGTTCATGGCGAGAAGCTAGATAATAACGGCGTTCCTGTCGCAAGGAATATTGGCTTGAACACGTTAAGACGTATGGTCGATAGTATCTATAACTTGAAAAAAGACGACATGTCTAATGAAGCCCAACAAAAACGCAACATTGCTGGTATTCAAGTTTTGCAAGGTCAACAGTTTTGTTTCTTGGTTGGTATAGAGCCAGAGAAAAACGGATACCCTGCTAAGAACAAAATGGTTGTTCCTTTGGTTCCAGGTGATAAAGATTATATCTCCATGAATAATGGCTCAGTGGCTTCAGCTGCACCTGTGGCGACTAATGGTAATCAAGGGCAAATCCCACCATCCACAGCTTCTGGAATGGTTCCGTCTTGGGCTCTTAAATAGTCGATGCTTTGTTCTCCTAAAGGGGGTTCTGGTATTGATTAGGGAAAGGCCTCATAGTGCGCCTAGGTGTACTAGGGGAGCTTGGCCTTTCCCGCCTTAAAAAATGCATACTAACGGCATCCATAGATGGTGTTAGGCTCGTTTGGGTGGCACGAGTGCCGTAAAGCCACCCCCCACCAATGGAGAACATTATGCTCAAACATGTAGACTTGTGTTCTGGAATCGGGGGCTTTGCTCTTGGTTTTAGTTGGGCAGAATTATCCCACCCTGTTTTATTTTGCGATATTGAGCCTTGGTCACGCAAAATACTGGCAAAACATTGGCCTGATGTTAAGATTGCTAAAGACGTAAAGGAGTTGGCAAATGACCCAGATGGACTTGTTCCAGACTGCGACATCCTATCCTGTGGCTATCCCTGCCAACCATTTAGTGTCGCCGGGAAGCAAAGAGGCGAAGAAGATGACCGCCACATCTGGCCTGAAATATTCCGCATTATTAAAGCAAAACGACCCAATTGGATTGTTTGCGAAAATGTTTATGGACACATCAGCATGGGGCTCGACACAGTGCTTTCTGACTTGGAAGCCGAAAGTTACTCCTGCCAACCGTTTATTGTTCCAGCTTGTGCCGTCAACGCCCCACACAGAAGAGACAGGCTCTGGATTGTTGCACACACCAACAGCCACGGCAAACCAAATGGCTCCATCAATGAGGAAAAGAGATCCAGGCAGTTGGTGGGCGACACCGAGAACGACAGATGCAACAGGGGGTCCGCGTCAGCTAGACGAGAGGGGGCGCAGAATAAGCAAGTCGAGCAATTTAGTGTTCGGGGCAAACTTAGCAGACCAAGTGAAAATGTGGCCCACGCCAACAGCAACAGAACGGAGCGGGATAAATCCGAAAACAGGGAAGGGGGCGGGATTGTCAAAAACAGTGCAGATGTGGCCTACACCGACAACAAGAGATCACAAGGGCGGTTATCTGGGGGGAAGGATGCGGAACGGCAAAGTGAGCATGGACACACTCGATGTAGCAGTACAGCACACAGACAACCAACAGAAGAGTGGTGGGCAACTGAACCCTCAGTGGGTAGAGTGGCTAATGGGATACCCAAGCGGGTGGACAGACTTAAAGGATTAGGAAACGCAATAGTCCCACAGATTGCAATGCAAATAGGGCTATGCATCAAACAGGTAAATGAACAAAATGAGAGTTGAGATAAACTTAGTTCTTTTTATGAAGAATAAATCTTATAAAAAGATAGATGGTTTTTTGAGCGTTGCTGACTCTCGTGGAGATAATGAAGAGTTAATGGACGCAATGTGTGATTTTATTGATGACGTAACAGAAGACTACATGGATGCATTTACATCGGGCTTGGCTCAAATTGTAACTGGCAGAAACAATGTACATTATGTCTCTTTTAAAAATCCTAATATAAAATCTAAGGATGCTAAACAATGGAACCTAATAATTCCAGAATCAACGATGGTTCAATAGAAGAAGATACATTATCAAATGTAGCCAAAATATTTGGCAATATAGGATGGGAAAAACGGCTGTGTGATTTACAGGAAAAAGAAGTTCTTGGGATGGTCGCCTATTTTCAAAAAATGAAGGAGATTAGGGATGAGTTTACAGAGCAAGGGCTTCTTGAATTTGAACAGAGTATCACCAGTTCTGACACCGAAGACTTCCCAAACGACCCCATACCTTTCTGATGCCATAGAACTAATCTCTTATGAGATTGATAAGGCTATATGCGTAAATAATGATGAACAGCCAAAAAGAAAGTATCTTGGCGGCTCATCTCTTGGCAGCCCCTGCCAAAGACAAATTCAGTACAGATATATGCAAGTTGCTCCAGATGAAGAGAAAGAGTTCTCTGCTAGGACATTACGCATATTTGATATGGGTCATTTTATAGAAGATATGATTGCTGGCTATTTAAGGCGTGCTGGCTTTGAATTAAAGACTCATGACTCCCAAGGTAAGCAATTTGGCTTCTCGGTTGCTGACGAGCAAATAAAGGGGCATATTGACGGTGTTATATGTTCTGGACCAGTTCCGATAGATTATCCATTCTTATGGGAATGTAAGTCCGCAAACAGCAAAAAGTTTAACGAATTTGTGCGTAGAGGAGTAGCTGATGCTAATCCTGTTTATGCTGCACAGGTATCGTTGTACCAAGCTTATATGGATTTAACAGAAAATCCTGCCTTGTTTACGGTAATGAATAAAGATACAAGTGAGATTTACTATGAGCTAATTCCTTTCAATAAAGAACTGGCTCAGAAAACAAGTGATCGGGGGGTAGAGATATTGCAAGCTACAAAGGCGGGGGAGATGTTGCCACGAGTTGCAGCTAATTCAGATTACTTTACTTGCAGATATTGTGAGTTTCACAAAACATGTTGGGCATAGAAAAAGAGGCCGCTCGAAAGCGACCCCTTTAGGTGTGAAACGAAACTAATGAACAAAAGGAAACATAAGTCTCAAGGTACAATATAATGAGCATGATACGGTTTGACAATACTAAATCTGGTACTGCGAATGATTTGGTAGAAAAAATTAGCAGAGAAGTTCCTCGTTCTGTACAGGTTGATACCCTGATTCAGACGTATCCTAATGGAAAAATAAGAGGCACTGATTTTCTTTTGGGCTCGTTAGCTGGTGAGGCTGGAGAAAGTCTAAAGATTGATATTAACCCAAACAGCCCACACTTCATGAGAGGTCAAGACTTTAACGGTGGCGAGGGAATCGGCGGCATTGTTAAAATACTGATGGCAGCAAGAGGTATGCGCCTGCCTGAAATAAAAGAAATGTTCGGGTCTTATCTTACAGACAATGTAGTATACAGCCCTGATTGGAAAACAAGTAAAGGTATAAATCTTAACACAATACCCGTTCAAAGTTATACAAATGGTGTTGAGCCTGCTGAATTAGAAAAAGTTCGCATTGACATAAACACCGAACATAACGGGCAATGGGACTATATCAGTCGTGACGGCGAAATATTGGTAACTGTACGCCGTTATGATATTGACGGCAAAAAAGAGTTCAGGCCTTGGGTTCCAGGTGTAAGATATCCAAAAGCACCTGAAGTTCGGCCTTTATACAATATCCCGAACATTT